TAGTCCTAAGGCACTAGTAACAGATATCCCTACACTATCCCCATTAATAATTAAATGTACCTCTTTCTTAGGGTTATCAGGATCAATACTAGTGCTTACAGTAAATGGTTTCATCTCTACTCCTCCAGTTCTTTGAGTACGTAGTGTAGTCCCCAATAAGTTTCTTTTGTCCATACTTCCACATACTTTTTAGCTGCCTCTACTACTTTCTTATACTCATCTAACTGCCTACAATGTTCGTCCTCTCGTCGTTGATACTTAGCTATCTGTTCTTTGAGTAGTTGTTGAATATATTCATAGAGTTTATCTATCTCCCATGCTAACAACACCGTATCTTTGCCATCAAATGGAGATACCGTTCCATAGCTTTTTTCTATTAACTCTTTCTTCCAGTCTTTCATCTCTACTCCTCCAGTTCTTTAAGGGCTTCTCCAACTGCCTTCTTGCTCTTTATCCAATCTGAATATAAGGGATATGGTATAGGCATAGTACCTAATGTCTGTATGGCATCTCCATATGCAAGGCTTTCTTTAGCCGCCTCTACTACCTTCTTATACTTCTCTATCTCTAATTGTGAGTAATCCATCCCTAGACATAGCGTTTTATTTGCTTTCTGCTCTCGCTCTATCTCTTTCTCTTTCTCTTTTAGTAGGGCATTTAACTTACGCCATTCGCCTTGGCTCACTCCCGCAAACATCATTGGATAGTCACACTTAGGGCATTTCATCCAAGTCTCCACCATATCTACGGTTCCATCTGAAACAGTTGTTTTTACATCCTCTAACACACCATCCCATGCTCTCTTATCCAGTTCTTTAGACATCTACCCCCCTTTTCTTGAGGGCTTTATCAATGTGTGGTTGAACTAATTCCCTGAAGTATTGATCGTCAGAGAAAGCAACCTCCTCACCCAACTTCTTAAACTCTGAACGTATGAAGTCTTTGAGATAGTCACCTATTCTCTTTCCGTTGTAGTTGAAAACAGTATGTTGTTTTGTCCCCTTGTCTCGTTCAGTTTCGTGGTCTAACCTCTCCGCAAAAATGTTTATTCTTTGCTCCCACTCTGGAACTGTATGTTGTACTGCCCCACAAGTATCGCATACATCTCTGTTGTACATATCTTTAGTCCATTCCCTCTCTTTCAACACTTCCATGATGGCGGAGGCTATACACTCTTCTCTAGGAGCAGTTTCACAAAACTCTCTGTCTTTACCTCCGATAATCCAATTCTTTTCTCCTTCATGTATCGCCTTGATTATATCTTCCCTGTTCATTTTTCCCCCTTTTTAGGAGTAGGGAGGGGCCGCCACTACAGCACCCACCCCTCCCGCCGAGGACTACCCACGGCCTCCACGACCAAATTAAAAAGGAATAGTGTCATCCTCTGCTGCCTGGGTTTCCGGGGCCTTCTCGCTCGCGCCGGACTCGTTGCTCTGCCATATCTCCCACTTGTCCTCGGCCTTGATATAAAACCCTGACTTGTCCCTGAACTGATGGATTATAAACTCCGCCATACAGTCCTGACATTTCAATCCATAATAGTCGTTGCCCTTCGGGTTTTTATAATACAGACCGATGTTTTCCGATCCACAACTGCACTTCTCCGGTAAGCTGCACCAGATAGCCAGGTTCTTAATTATATCTTTGTCGGCTCCCTCTCCCGAAATCTCCAGGGTTTTATTTCCCAACTTTATTTTTAGGCGTCCCTTCATCTTTTTTCTCCTTTTTTAGTTCAAAAAACTCCGGGAACGTCTCGCTGTTCGGCTTGGCGTTCGGGTTCATTATTTTGAACAGTTTGTTTGTTTCGATAAATTGTTTTGTGTATTTGACGCGATCCACTTGTTTTAATACGTTGAACGAATATTTCTTTTTCGTTGTGTTGCCTAATTGTAATAACGCAACGTGCTTCACCGGCTCACCCATCCCATAGGCGCAAATCTGAACCTTGTGTGCGCGTTGAATGGACTTCGATGTTTTGAAATCCACCAGATAGGTTTCGCCTTTAATCTCACATAGAAGATCGACGGTCCCGGCGAAGTTCCACTTGTCCGACCATGTGATAAATTCAGTCTTGAGGACTTTCGGTTTATACTCTTCCGCCCAATCGAGAAATGCTTTGAGGCATCTCTTTATTTTAAGAGAACGCTTTGGCGAAAAGTTTGTTGAGATTATACTGCTGACGATTTTCTTCCCAGTAAGTATCTCTTCGATGGCTCTGTGGACGAACGTGCCGTCGGCTGACGTTTCATCGAGTATCTCTTCAGCCCGCTTGTTTCCTACGTCTCCGCGCCATTGAAGTAAGCCGAAATCTTTGGGATAGGTACAGGAAATAATGTGTGTGACGGACGGCTGATAGATTAAAAACTCTTTTCCATCTATGTTTACAGTTTTTTCGTAGAATCTTTCGTCAAAACAATAATTATTTATTTGTCTTATGTTGTCAATCACATCGTCCTCCTTACTGGAGTGGTGAGAGCCTCCTCAATAGACCATTTCATAATAAATAATCTTCTGTAGAGAGTAACATATTTCAAATTCACCCTTTTCGCCCATTGTGTTATATTTAATGTCAGCCCATCGTAGGTTAAGTTACGACACATTCTGGAATTGTTGTTTTGTTGAGTCCATGTTGCCCACCGACAATTTTTTTGTGAATAGTCTCCGTTGTTGTTCAGCCGGTCTAATGTGGTATTTTTTATTCCATATTCTTTACAATGTGTTTGATAAGCCTCGTTCAAATCCTCATAAAAAACCTCAAATGCGTGCCATCTTTTACATAGCTTGATACCCCTCGCGCCATAATATTTATAACCAGAACCATTTTTATTAGAGCATCTGGTTTTCATTCCTCTCCATATATTATATAATCTTGGCGGTTTACCTCTTGGGGTCAGACCATGTTTAAGGGCATATCTGTTTTGAATTAGGTCTGTTCTCATGGCTATTTCCCTCTACTTTCGTCGATCTTCGCATCTATCGCAAGGTCCCTGCCAAGCTGGTCGTCACAGACCGGGCAGTACCATCCGCTATAGCGTTCGATCATATCGTCTTTGGGAAGTGTTCTTTCACATTCTTCGCACGTTTTTGTTGGCTCTGAAATTTCTTGAGGTTCATTGGTCATGGTAGCCTCCTAGTTAAGTTTTTGTATCTTCGCACGTCTTAACTTCGCTCTAAGCGCATCACGATCTGCTAACGCAAGTTGATACGGCAACTCGATGTCGGTGTAGTAGATCGCCTCGTTCGCCACCTCCTTTCTTCCTGTTTCATCTACCTGGACGTTCCGAATTCCATTCATAATTACATCCAGAATCATCATGTGTTTGGGTTTGGTCATGGCACTCCTTTCTATTTTAAAAGTTTACTGACATATGGATAAATATCGACAAGTCTTTGAACATATTTTTTGCTCGGTAGGGTTTGCCCACTCTCCCAACGATAGAGAGAAGTGTGAGGACAACCAATCGCCTTCACGATAGAATGGTGAAACCGATAGCGTTCTTTTCTGATTATCCACTTGAGGGCTTTTTGCACGTTTTGTGTTTTCATACTCAAGGATATTATAGGAATATCTTTTGTATGTCAAGCACAATTTGAATTAAAAGATCACATCGTCGCAATCACGAATTGTGTTTTTTAGGTCCATCTCGCACTCTTCCCAGGCCCCTTCAACGTCGATTCTCATAATGCGTTCCGAGATGAATTTGTCGTAATAGAACTCGGCCCCCAGGGATTCATCGAAATCAGGGATGGCTCTGTCGAGAATATCACCGATCGGAGGTATGTCGTATAGTGGTGGCTTCTCCGGGTTTATCTGTTTCGCGCAGCTCGTCAACGCTATCAATAAGACGGCGCCGATTGCCGGCAACAATACGAGCCTTTTGGCGTATAAAAGATATCGCACGTCTCTCCTTCCATTTTCTCTTCAAAGCAGCGTAGCCGAAGAAATCGACCAGTAGCCTGACTATCGCTCCGATCATGTCAAACAGCCTCGCGTACAAGGGTTTTAAGGTCATTTTGCTAACCCCCGGCTAATCGTATAGGCTACTGTGGAGATGCCTATCAGGATCGCCGCCCACTTGTCTGGAAGGATCTTGGCGACCTCTGCCGCAACCGACCCCAAGCATACCGCCACCGTTATCCAAAATTCAGTCGTTTTAATCCCTGCCTTCATATCAACCTCCTTTTGACGGGACCTGTATATGACAATGAAAATTGGAGCCTTTGCCATGTGCCAGAGCCGTCTTGTATTGGTCGCTGCGGGGGAACCCCTTATTCAAAAGTGTAACCATCTCATCTGCCCTTTTCGGTATGTCTTTCAATCGTATATCAATGGCCCTCCATGAAGTATGAGGGCTGTGGCGGGCTTTAGTCAAGCCCTTTTTATAGTAATAGTTTTGGTCCCCCTGGGACCGGTATATACAGGTGACTGTAATAGTGTGTTTCCAGTTATAATAGGAGTGGAAGGCGAGCATCAGGGTAATGGCCTGGATTCTCGGATCGACCTTCCGAAACTCTTCGCAAAGTTCCTCGCTCTTAAAGTGTACGGGGACCGCTACATCTCGGATTCGCATAAGTCCTTTCACCAAAGTCCATAGGTTCATCAATTATTATCTCCAGTTTACATTTACGATTTTTTGGCTGTTCGACTCGATAGGTCATATTGGGATATCCTACATGGTTTTTGATCTCAAAGATGAGATATTCTTCAAGGTCCGCATATTTCTCGAACATAACCTCTTGCTTTATAACAGGTTTTAACTTTTTCATCCCTTACCCCTCCCGTTTGCCAACCATCTCTATCAGCTCGTCTAAACGCCTGTGGAGGGCCTTAACCGTTTGACCGTTCGCGCCCTCTTCCCTGGCGATCTTCATGTGCCTCTCAAAACACCCGTTGCTCAATTTCTCGATCTTTCTACCAAGTTTGTTCATATAGAGGATTTGCGCCCCATTGAGGATCCCAATGATGCAGATGACAACCGAAATTTCGGTGACGACCATTATTTTACCTTTCCGAAGAGGCCTTTCTTGCGCTCTCCATAGTGTCCGGTGTCGGTGTATTTTTTGTCCTTCTTAGGAGGCTCACCATCCATCATTTTAACCATGTCCTGTAGTCTGTTGGGTTCTGCCTTGTCAGCCTTGCCAACTTCTACGGTGATGCTCATGTTCTCACTCATTTTTTCCTCCTTTTTTGAGACTCTTAGAGACGCCCCGGACCAGTTCCTTGTATTTCGCTTTCTGCGCGGGAGTTGCACTCTTCATTTTAGACTTATATTTCTTACGAAGCACCTTATAAAGTTTTCGCCGTTCCTCTTTGGTGGCAACCCGATAGACCTCTACGGCATCTTCCAGAGCTAGTCGCTTGAACAGTCTTTGAAGGTTTGTCAATTTAGCATCGGCCTCAAGCGTCGTTTTCTGACGTTCCGTGATTCTTCCCTCACGCTCTGCTCTAATCAGTTTGTTTCTGTCGCCTTTCTTTAACGATCTGCGAATATCTTTCCTCTCCTGTGCCTCTTTAAACTCCTGTTTGGTCCTCGACCCCTGGGGGAGTTTCCTGACAACAAAATCAGTAGCTTTCTTTTCAGCCGCGCTTTTAGTAATGTATTGAGGGGCCGGTGGAAACCCGAATGGGGCCATGAGAGATTTACCGACTGACATCCCCTTCTCACGCTGTTGTTTATATCCCTGGATAGAGAATGGTTGAGCCTCTTTTAAGCCAAATTCTGCCAAATCTTTGAGTTGTTTCACAAACGGATCGTTGGCGTGTCTAATCTCGGTATTAAAGAAATCCTCATTCTGGAGCATATCCCAGGCTACTGTGACAAGAGGGTTTGCCTTATGTAAAATGGTGGACCCCGGTTGGATACCATAGGCGAATATGTCCTTTGTGTAACTTGGGATCACTATCCGCATGGGTTTACCATCCTCGTCCGTCTCTCCATTACGGGGATAGAAATAGTCTCTCCACTCCTTTGGACCCTCCCCGGTGAACGTATAGGTAAGCGTGGCCCCTAGCAGAGCGTCAAACGCTAACATCGCCAACGGATAGGCTATACGATAACTGGTGGGGCTTTTCTTCCCCATCGCAGCCTTCACGCTATTGACCGTGAGGTCTTTGCCGGCTCCGAGCAGCTCTCTGAACGAACCCAAGTTCCACCCGACCGACCGGACCAATAAATGCCCTATATCCTTCGCGGTCTTATTCCAGAAAATATTGTCATAGACTAACTGACCGAGGCGGTTATCGACGGTATCAATTATCTTCGCGGCTTTTTCTACTCGCATCTCAGGGGTCATATTGGGATGTTTCTTCATCTCCATTCTAGCCAGTTTCATGAATAATCCCGACTTATATCGTGGGACCAACCATTGCATCGTGGGCCATGCGGCGGCCTCAATGAGAGCAAATGGTGAATTGAGAGCAGCCGTTACGACGTTGCCCTTCTTTAACGCCTTAATCATCCTCTTGGCGAACTGAGATTTATATTGAGACGGGACTTCAAACCTATGTCCCCCCTCCATAGCCATTTCAACGAACGGTCTTAATTCGGGGTATGTGCCATCTACAAGGGCCTCTTTATATAATTTGGTCCCCTCTCTCAACGCCTCGATTGGCGCAGCGGGGGCTGTTATAATATCTTTGACGGCACTACCATATTGCTTTTTGGCTATTTTATTCATGGCCGTTGACCACTTTGATTCCATCATCGTTACGGTAGTCATTACAGCGTGAAAGCCGGACATCCCCAACGTGACCTGGTTGAGTAGATTTGCGCCTTCCATAGCCCCTCTGTAGATTCCTGATTTTTCCCTCAAGCCTTTTTTGAGATAGTTGTTTATAACGGTCCCTATTTCTTCTGGAACGTACCAATGACCTTTAAGGACATACCCTCCCAGGTCGATATCTGTGGTCAATTTCTCCAACTCGATCCCCGGACGAATATCTTTTAATCCTTTAACGTCAGGGTGTTTTTCTAGGAATTTTTCAAATTCTGCGAAAGCCCTCGGAGCCACTTCTTTCATCCTGGCGGGGGCATGAACATAGGCCTCGACGACCTGGGCCATCTTCTCAACCTTCTTTGTGGCCCCTGGACGATCCCCGGTCAGTTCTGCGATAGCCCTGAATTCTGATCTCCCAGGTTTAAATCCCTTCCCGGACTCTCTCTTGAATAATGTATTCCAAAGATCATATTTGAAATCTAGTTGATGACCAATCTCATGGGCCAAAACCGATAGTTCTGTGGCATACTGAGTCTCGACCTTTTTAGACCCTTTATAGGCTAACCCCAATGCCTTCTTTCGGCCAAACCCTGCTTTTCTCTCATGCTTAACACCGAGTTTTTTGGCGACACCCAAAAGTCCATTATACATCGACTTATCGACATATTCGGGCATGATTCTCTCTGGAGGGCCATAAACGGTCCCTACCTCGTCAGGAAGTCTCACCCATGATTTAGGAGGCTTGGATTTGCCCGTAGCGGGGACAAATATCTTATTGTGGCTCTCTTTTAGACTATCTAGGAAAGAGTTAGCGATAATAAACTGATCCATCTCCTGAACTTTGTGGATTAAAGTATCTACTGGATTGCGGGATTTAGGCCTTAGACCCGCATCTATGGCGTCTTTATAGAATTCAAACGAACGACGTTTCAAGAAACTCTTTCCACCCTCTAATGGTTTTTTATCTCTGGAAAAGAGGTTTCTAACCTTAGAGCCGGCATCCTTAAATGACATATCCCATATTCGAGGAAAATAGTGTTTATGGAATGTGACCAATTTCCCTTTGCCAAGTCTTTGGATTTTCTCTCGACGGTCCTTGACTATCGTTTCCATCGTATCGCTGAATTTCTGGATTCTAGTGTCTTTCTGAGGACGCCCTCTTTCGCCATTATCTATAAATTCTGTAATCTCTGCATCTGTTTTAGAGTCAAAATACTTTTTAGCCTCTTTTAAGGCCCTCTCAGCCTTCATATAATCGACGTGGACTTTTCCCTGCTCTCCCCTTAACACATTAGCGGAGAATTTAGCCTTCTTGCCTCTGGCGGCGGGAGCAAATATTTTTAAGATTTGGTCAACGCCCTCTGCTGCTGCATCGGCCACGCTGACGGCGGTTCCCTTAATGTCCTGTAAGACGCCTTCTTTGGTTTTAGGATAGACATAGTTCTTTTTCTCGATTTTGCCCTTTTCGGGTTCCCCTTTTATGGTATATTCTTTACCACCGTAGCCTACTGCTGTTTCATTTTTTTTTAGATCCGATCCTTTCAACTCCTGGATGCGGGTTTGGAAGGGTTTGAGAGATCCGGGTTCCCTGAGTGGCATTATCGCCCCGACATTCTCGTTGCCCACCTTGAACATTACAGCGTCGGTTGGCGTTTTTCCCATAAACGGTTTTGCTTTGGGATGTTTGGACATCACACTATCGACATAATTGGCATTTAAGAAAACCTTTTGACCGCCACCCTCAACGAGAACGTAGTTCTGTGGGTTATTTTCATATTTCATCTCGCCCGTTATTTTGGCCTCTGAAACCTTTTTATCCAATATCGCTCTCATATTGGAGGTTTGCTCTTTGCTCATTTCCGTGACGGATACTTTAGCGGGCTTTTCAGTTTTCAGGAGATAATGACCGTTGGTGTAATAGCCGTCGGCATACTTATTGCGTTCAGGCTCACCTTTTACCTCAACGATCCCCTGTTTTTTAGCTTTGTATGGATTAAAAAATTCGATCTCATCGGCTGAAAGACGTTTCACGGAGGGCTTAATAGAAGGCTGTTTAACCTTTTTCAGGCTACGGCCCCTCGACTCTACTTCAGGGAAACTCTTCTTGACCTTCGCCATCATATTGTTAATCGCGGTCTGATCGTTTATAACCTTGAACGTGCCATCGTCCGGAACCTTGATCTCGACCATATCGGTCTTACCGAATTTAGTCTCTCCAACATCCCTGCCAGTAGTTTTAATATCAGAACGATCAGCGACCTCCGGGGCCTTCTTCTTGGCCTCTTTAAGGGCGTCTATGAGATAGGCCTTCTGCTCTTTCAGATCGTATTTACCTGAAGTGCGTTCGGCTCCGGCCCTCTTGAGTAGTCCTGCGCCTTTTTTGGGGGCCTCTGTGGGCTTCCCTTTTGGGACCTCTGTTACTGGTTTAAGGGCTTCTACTGCCGGTTTCTCTACGACCTTCCTGTCCCCGTATTTAGGCATCGGTTTTTGTGCTACCGGGGCTGGCGGTTCTTTCACTACTGGTTTGGGCTCAACGGCTGGTTTCTCTGGCTCAAACCGAATACTCTCGATCTTTGGCTCTGCCTTTTTCTTCAGAAGTGAAGCACCCTTTTTGGGTTTTGGCGCACCCTCGATAGGCTCAATCGTCGGCTTTCCAGAAGGAGCAGGAAGTGCCTTTTGCCCTGTCGGCTTCTCTTCCATTCGGATCACGTCAGGTTCGGGCCTGATCGCCTTTCTAATCTTTTCCCCGTAAAATCGTTGAATGTCCGTCGGAGTTGCCTTTGTAGGTTCCTGAACGAATCCTTTGAGTTTTGGTTTCGGTGGCTGTAAGTCCGTTGGCCTAGCGAGCGGCATCGCGCCTCTAGCCTTCTCTGGAAGAGGGATGGCGTCCTGTTTAGGCTTTATCATCTGCTTGATGATCTCACCGTAATATCTCTTAATGTCCGTCGGAGAGGCCTGTGTGGGTTCTTCAACGTGAGCCTTACGCCTCGGCACGGCTTTCTGTAGTTCTCCGGGAATCGCGAGATCGGTGACGCCTCTCTGTCTTTCAGGCATCTCCATCGCTTCTTTGGCTCCCCTGAAGAGACTTCTTCTCGGCGGCCTGACCGGCATAGGTTCACCGGTGTATGCTGAAACCTCTTGGGGAGTAGCCGCCTCTGGTTCCATCGTTCTAGCGGTCCTCCCAGGACGTTCTACAGTTCTTTCAATGGCTGCTCTTGGATCAAATTGTGGTTTAACCCCAGGGACCGGTGACAATATCTTAGTTTTAGGAGTTGGCTTTATATTGCGAGATAATTGCCTTGCAGTCGTTCCGCCAGGTTTAGAACCTGGAAGAGCAATAGCTGGAAGTGTGATGCCTCCGGCTATAATATCTTCAGCACTACCGCCTTCAATAGCTGACTGGGTGCCTCCTAGCGTTGCTAAGGCACCAGCCTTGACAGGCCTACTAACGCCTCCAATCCCTTTGAATATCTTGCCTACCAGCATATCTTTAGCGGTATTTGCTAAAATATTTGTAGTGTCGTCGCCTCTGGCATATGATTCAGCTCCACCTAACGCTCCAAAACCTAATACTGGGCCACCCGCTGCCGTAGCTCCTGCCAGTTTAGCAAGATCCACCGGAGCCTGTCCAATGCCCCCGGCCACTCTCGACGCTATGGGATAGTCCTCTCTTGTTTGAGCGACTTTCTCCTGATCGAAAAATCTCTCTGGCTTGTAATAATCGCTTAACTTCTTGCCTAGACCAGCGACATCAGACCCTAAATCTCTAAGCGAAGGATCGGCGGCTCGCATCTCTTCTGATTGTTTTTTGAGTTTATCAGGCCTGGCCTCCCAGGCTCTCTCCATAGCTCCTTTTAACAAATCGCCTGTATGGGAAACTGCTCCAGTAAAGGCTGACCCAGCAGTTCTACCAAGCCCTCCCCATGTTTTTGATATATCCTCACCGACCGTTTGCAGACCTTTTTTAGCGCGGTTATAAAGGCCATTCTCATCAGCAGGTTCTACCGGTTTTGGAGGCTTCTCTTCCTCGATACCGAGTGTTCTATCGAGTCTATCTCTCGGCGAACCTTGAGCCGATCGGTCAACACCGAGCAACTTGTCAAGTTCGTCCCTCGGTGGTCTACGCCTAGAAGTAAGTCCCTGATTTGGTGACATTGATTATCCTATTCAAATGGCGGAAAATCATTTTCCGCCTCTGGAACATCTGACTGTTTAGTGCGTCTCTGACGATACCATGAATTTAGCTGTTCCACCTGTGCGTCGGTGAGAGAGTTCCTATCCAATCTATATTGTGTTTCTAAATCAAGCATCTCTTTGTCTGTTTTGGCTGTGGTTGGTTTACCTACCTGGCCTACTTTTAAGTCCACCATTTTCTCTCTATAATCTGCCATTTCCTCCATCTGCCGTCTTTTTAGGTCACGATCAGATATATCCCCCATTGTGTCGGCACGGGTTTTCCCGTATTCCTGTTGGGCCTCTCTGCTTTCTTTACGCCTACCGGCAGAACCACTCAAGGCCGCCATCGCGCCTGGGATAATCCCCTGACCGCTTAAAGCTGAAAAAGCCATAGGAAGACCCTTTTCGAGGATCTGTTTGCCTAGACCAGATTTTTCCTCCATCGGGAGAGGCACTCCAAACTCATCTACATTTTCACCGGTTTTAGGATCAGTCCCCTGGATGTTCCGGGTAGTGAAAAATTCTTTAAGTTTGGTCCCAAAACTCTTCTTTGGAGGGGCTTCATTCGGATCAGGAGCCATCGACTCTTGGGGGACGACCCCCTCTGCTCCCATAGTCTCCTCGTCAGGACCTATAGTCTGCTCTGCCATGCTTGGATCAAACTCTATGGGGGCCTCTTCAGGGTTAAACCCCTGAATTTGACCTCTGTTAAAGAGGTTAGTCTTTGAAGGCTGCCTCTCTTTAAAGCGATTAGTGTACATACTTCTCATTTCTGCCCCTTTCTTAACCAAAAGGATTCACTTTACTCAAGAAATCAAGTGATTGACCTCTTCTATTGGTCTTGTCCTGCGCCGCAGCCCTCTGTGAATCGCCGGTAATCCCTGCGTTGCTCTTGAACCAATCCATCAGATATTCCATCCCACGATCAGCGTAGTCTCTCTCTCCACCAGCGACGGTTGACTCCAGGCCGATCTTCTTGCCGGCCATCTCGCCGCTACCTGTATCTCTACGAAATCTCTCATCTGCTGTTCTTGATTCCAAGTCAGCCCTTGAACCATAAGCCTTGAAGTCCTCATTGGCTTTGAATCTCGCTGTATCTTCGTCAAAACCGGCTTTTCTATAATTCTCTTCAGCCTGGTCCTTCTGCTGTTGAACGGCGAGGTCTGTGCCTTTCTCCATCTCTTTCATTCTAATCTGTGTCTGCATATCGGCTAATTGCTCACCGGTCTGTCTCTGTGAGCCTTCTCCCGCTTTAAGAAGTAACCCAGGTCTGCGCGTTCCAACCGTCTCACGGAGTTTCTCAAGCATCCCCGCGCCCTGTCTTTTAATGCCCTTTCCACCCTGTTCAATAGCCATATCAGCGTATTCTTTGGGTCTGGTCTTATAGTCAAAGGTGGTCGCACCATATTGCCCTGGCGTGTAACCGGAGGCGTAGGTTTCATCCATAGGGCTGTATTCACCCATTTTCTTCATGGCGGCGTCATAGGACCCGAAGTCATAACCCTCTTTGGCTTTTCCAACACCTATGGGCTTCCCAGTTTCGCTAAAATCATAACCACCATCCTTCTTTTTCCTGGCCCCTATACGGCTATAAATCCCCTCTCTGCCGGCTCCTTCGTATTCCTTTAAATGGGGAGATTGATACCCCGTGGGGCCACCACCACCACCGCCGCCAGTAAACATATCTGCTACAAAACTCATAGATCACCTCATCTTTGAAAATATCGTTAAATTCTCATAGGCTCCATTGACATACACCTGATTCTTCAATTCGCCCTCGATCTCGTATCCTAAAGTCTCGCTCAGGACGTTATGAAGTTCAGAGGTTGTGTAGGTCATAATTTTCCTGATATTCCCCGTTTTAAATAGATATTCCTCCATTAGTCTGGTCGCCTCGGTCCCCATGCCGTTTTTCTGGAAGCCCTTGTCAATTAGGGTGCTATACCAGGCCACGCTAAAAGGGTCCCTCTTGATAGAGATCATTCCAACGATATCCTTGTCCAGGATCATCAGCACTTCCGCCCGCAACACTTCGCCGATATGAGCGCACTCATCAAGCGTAAGATAACGGTCTATGCCTCTAAAGAACTTCGCGTAAGAGGGATCGTTCTGCCACTCTTGAACACGCGGTGCATACATTTGTTTGAACGGCGTTAATCGCATTATACCTTCTTTGCCATTTCCATTTCTTCCTCAACCGCCCTGACTTCCCTAATCTGACTCATAGGGATGACTACAGACGATCCATCCATGAGTTTCATTTTAATCACAGGAAAGGGATTGGCGAATACATGAATCCCTTCGTTTGTTTTCGCGATAATAGCCTCATTGATATTATGCTCTACAGCTATATATTCGCTCTGTTCTCCGTCGATCGTTGTCACGTTGATCTTTGAGACTTTCATCGTTCCACCTGTTTTATTCTCCACTTTTCCCCCCATTGTTAAGCTACCAATGTTCCAAACCAAATGAATTCATATGTAGTTCTTACTTGAAGGCCAGCCCAGGCATCTGAAATAACAACTGTTGTTCCCGCATTTTTTGTATTTGCCCTCATCAATGCGCCTTTAGTTAGGCCATCAGTAACATGGCCCATGCAAAAATAGTTAGTAAATGCAAAATCTTTGCCAAATGTTATCGTGCTTGAGGCTTGATCCACGCTGGCTACATTATAAGCCTCATGTATTGTTGTCCCGCCAGCAGGACCGCAGGTAAATGTTACCCATGCCTTTGCGACTGCTTGACCACATATTAGTTTATTGGCAGAAATGGCCGTACCACTCATGTCTGCACCGCTTGTTGGCAAGTTCGAAACGGCCTCAGCAACATATAAATTTCCATTACCAGCAGAGCCGGAAATAAAAGTATCCTTTGAAAGTCCAGCAAATTGAGCAACGATGGCCCCTTTTCCATCGTAAACTAAAGTATTTCTAGCGTATGTCGTGCCTCCGCCATAACCAACCTGATTTAATCTAACTGCACCATAATTTGTCGCTGTTAAATGATCTTCAATACTGGTAGATGCCAACCGCAACGAACCCACCTCAATGGACTGGCAAGTGCCAAGAATATTTCCACCTGTTCCCGCGCTACTATGATTATGAGCAAGAAGAGACGTGGCCCCCAATGCACCACCCGTTGTGGTGCTGGTGTGATCGTGGTCCCCAGCCGAAACGACTGAAAATATATCCGTCCAAAGAAGTGTATTCCCCTGCAAGTTGCTTGCGTGAGTATGGTTCCCAGCATCAGCCACCACAAGCGCGTTGGCCCAAGTGAGAGTTCCGCCCGTTGCAGCAGCAGCGTGAGTATGGGTCATATTGGTGAAATCTGCTAAAGCTGGCTGGCCTGTAAGTGTTGTGATAGCTGCGTTTGTAATGTTTGCAGTTGTGATGTTTGCTGTCGTCGCTCCAAGCGTGACGAAAGTGCCATCAGCAGCAACCGCTCCGCCTATAACTGTTCCGTCGATCGTTCCACCGTCGATGTCGATTGTGAGAATCGTTCCTAAATCTGTAATAGTCGATCCGGCGAAGGAGTAAGTCCCTGGGGAGAATGTTCCCCCGGCGATCTTCGAGGCGACGATCCCGGCTCCCGCTGCGATATTCGAGTTGTCTATGTCTGTATAGAGTGGGTTGACCTTATCCTCAACGTCCGAGGCGTAGGCTGTAGTCCCATCGAGTAGGGTCACATTATTTGTCGCCACTAGAACCTCCTGTATTTATTGATTTTTTCTCTACTATGTTTGTATAAATACCCATCCAATGCTCTTGATTTTCACGTGCAACTGAATTGCAACGCTGACAAGTTGTGATTAGATTTTCAGGAACATTATTATTTTTATCTGAATCAATGTGATGAACTGACAACCGTTTGCCAAATTCTTTCTGCTCATCTTCTTGTGTTCTTCCACAAGCCTGACAAACATAGTTATCCCTTTTCCTTATTAATTCTTTCAAATCAAGACTAAAGGCAGATGGATACGATTCAAAAGATACGCCGCCCTTCCACCAATAATTGTTCTCACCAGTAATTCCAATATTTTGGCATTTTCTACTGCAATATTTCGATTCTTCTTTACCCGCAAGATAATGCGGAAGTTCTCCACCGCATATCACACAATATTTTACTGGGTATTCTACATATCTAGGATGATTTTTGCCTTGCCTAAAAGCACTTCTACATTTCAAGTTACAGAAATTCTCAGCCTGAACACCGGATGGTTTTCTTTTTAATACTTTACCACAAGCATCACACATGACTTTCACATATATCTTCATGGATTTTGAATAACATTCATGCGAACAGAAATTATGCCTATGCGCTCGGCACGGTTTAACCGATATTTCTTTGCCACAATATTCGCATTGCTTAACCATTTAGCTCCTTCCAATCGCGTTTCCAATGTCTGCGAGGGGAAACCTCTGAAATAGATATTGGTTTGCCTTTTTCCTTGATTCTAACAAGTTCTTCCTGTCTCGCTGCCCTCGATCCGGGATGAGTGATCGCTTCCATAAGCGTGTCGGCGTCTGGACTCGCAAGGCAATCAGAACAAATGTGCAATCTCACCCTGTGACCATCGGAGAATTTAAGTTCCGCCTGTCTGAAATTGACTTTCATCGACGTCATGTAGCCTTTACAATCGGCCACCATGATATTCTTTCCACATTGAGGACAAAAACCTACTTTGTATGCCTTTATCATAAAACCTCTACATCGGTTGGAACATCAAGCCTCTATCTTGTGCTGACGCTCCTAAGTTGTTTATCTGCCAGGGTTGCCCGGCTAACCTATGGTAAAATCCAAATCTAACGGCTCTAAAGCGCGCATAGTGCCTGAATCTGTCAAGAAAGACGGAATGTGATCCCCAAACTGCCGCCCCCCAAATAAAAGCACCCCAAATAGTGTTTTCCGCCTTCAGGTTTATTAAAATCTCCACCTGATTAGTCAGCGTTGTGTCGAAATCTAGCTGCATAATCATTTTGATATTGTAATCTCCTGAAGCATTGGCGTTGACCCATAGAAACCAGAGTTGTGAGAGTGTCTCATAGGACCCGGTGACGAATTTCCAGTTGGTGTAATGATAATGGTCATACCCTCCGACGGAATATTCGCTTGTATCATCTAGTGCATCGGTCCAGGGGACGCTCACCGTTAAGGTGTCATCGTCGTTAGCTGAAATAACCCTCTTTTGACCCTCTCCAGTTCCCTCCACGATCGTGACATTCATTCCAATATAATCATCTACAGGAAAACCACCTATGGAATAGGTCGCGCCCGCACCCGGAGGCGCGGTCCAGGGTAAGGTTACGGTGATAGTATTAGCTGTGTTGCCCGCAACGACCCTATAATCTCCCGCCGCTGGCCCACTTGATACATAGATTTCATCTGCGAGCCATTCGTTTACTGTCCACGTCTTAGAGGTATCTTCTAGGGTGGTGGCTAACCCTGCTGTGGAAGTCCCAGTTTCATCTAAAACTGACGTATCAATTATAGTGGAGGCTCCGCCAGACGTAGCAGTCCCGTTGACTTCCGCTCCGTCTCCGTTTGTAGAATCGTCATCTAGTTTCCATAAGAACCCGTTATAATCCCCTGAAACTAGAATCGTCTCGCGGTTAATTCTGACAACCTGAATCGCTGAGGCCTTTAAATTGTCCCATTTCTGCCAAACCGGTTTTCCTTTAACAATAGACTGTTTTTCATTAAATACAATAATCTGACTATTGGTGCTTGCCCCCTCTGGAGCCGCAATTACCAATTTAGAAACATTGGGTTTTGTGAAATATTTTAATGCGATATATTCTTCTGCGCTTCCACCAATCTGGTCGAACATCCGATCGACTATCTGAGAAACTGGATTGCTTAAATCAATCTCTGCCGAGAGCAGGTCGGTAGGGGTCAGTCTATATATCTTTCGATTCGTTCCCATAATATATAAAGAGGCCTCTCCATCAGCGCATCTATTGTTCACTATGCCTACTTTGGACGATATTTTGTTGAAATCACCCGACGAACTCATTGTCCAAATACTTCGTTCGGTCCCAATAACGAGGTAGTTATAAAACCGCTTCATGCAGGTTATTCTGCCGTCTGCTATTGTGAGGGAGTTAGTCGGGACGTTCCATGGTTTGTAGGCTTTGGCTATGTAGAAATCTGTTTTTCTCGCATCGTCCCTCATATACATCTGTCCGCCAAATTCAGCGAAAACAGATGATTTAGGAGCCGCCTGATTGTCGTATTCCGCCTCAGCATAAGCCCCTAGATCGGCCTCGGCCAGGACGTCATCATATGTCGTTGCGGTGTTGTTTGATACCGTTGGCCCCGCAGTCAGCCTGTAGGCAATACTAGAGGCTATCTTCACTCGATATATAACCCTCGCGTTGACCTGGGTATCTGCTGCTACTGGAATATTCACCTGAATATCCGCAGGAGCGTCACCAGGAGCGATTGTATGGGTCCCTGCTATACTCAATTCGCCGACTTGAACGATCGTTCCTGCCACCGTTCTGGCATCTTCTCTGTAATAGGTATAGGTCCCGGCTGCCAAAACTCCTGCTCCGGCGTTTATTGTGGCAAAAGTAGGGGGTGCCGCCCTGGGTATGCTCCAATTCGTCCATGTGGTCCCATCGAATTTCAGGTTGGTGTCTAACCCGTTCCCCCAAAAGAGATATTCGTCGTCGGCTGTAACCTGTATCTCGAAGCATGGAATCGCTGCTGTGAGGCCTGTCACCGCGTTTACTGGGTTGGTTAAGCTGTGTTTGATCGTCGTCCCTGCGTTTATCACCTGAACGTGTGATCCGTTGGATTTCCAAAAGTCGTATATTCCATAAGTAACAAGATCAGACGTCATCTGGTGGCCGGAATTGAGGATCGTGGACCCGTTCCTAGTGAATACGGCCCCATCTGTGGAATAATCTACATTTAAACTAAGAGTGGCGTTGTCATCCGGGGTTTTGGTCGGGCTTGAGATTAAGTCTAACCCTCCACCGTGATCGTTCCATTCCACGGTAGTTAAAGGGATACCCATTCAGCACCCCCCTTCGTCATTTTAATATTGACACAACTGTTTCTTTTTAGTAAAATCGGACTATGGAATACATTAAAAAATGCAAACATTGTAAAAAGATTTTTAAAAAACCACCTAAAATGGAATTGGGCCGATGGTTTGGAAACACAAATAAACCAAATGGAAAAACTTTTTGTAGTTTTCATTGTTATAAACAATCTCTCAAATATACGAAAAACACTAATTTTAAACATGGCAAAAGTGCCACTAGACTTTATAATATTTGGGATGGAATGAAACAAAGATGTAACAATAAAAATCACCCTAACTATAAACGCTATGGGGGCAGAGGAATTAAAGTATGTATTGAATGGAACAATAATTTTGAATCTTTTTACCATTGGGCCAAAAAATTTAGAAACAACAGACCTCTCACACTTGACAGAATAAATAATAATAAAGAATATTCCCCTGAAAATTGTAGATGGGCTACAAATGTTGTTCAATCGAACAATATGAGAAGTAATATATTTTATAATGCTTTTGGAGAAAAAAAGACAATAAGAGAATGGTCTAAAGATAAAAGATGTCATACAACCTTTAGCAGCCTTTTGTGGAGATTCGGAAGTGGATGGCCTATTAATATCGCCATAACTGCACCCAAACATTCCAAAAGGTGTAAGGTTACTTGACTCTACTGTTTGAAGCTGTATGCCCACTAATTATCCGATCTGGACAGTTCTAACCAATGTGACGACCTTGTGCTGTATAACAGTATGAGGCTGTCGCCGCTTCCAAGAACCATATCTGCGTTTCCTGCCAAAATTAATCCAGAACCACCGAGATTGCTTATGTCTTGGAGCGTTATGGTATTGGTATCATTCACTCCGACAATGATTAAGATTTCGCCATCCGCACCAGCGGCAAGAGTCGGGGTAGATGTCATCACATAGGCAGCATCAGCAGATACTTCACAGAAAGCCGCATCACAAACGATTGTTGTGCCTACTGCCGTTATTTCAGCAGGGCCGCCTCTTTCTGTCGCTATCCTATCATACAGTTTTACATAACCATCGCGGCCTGTAGTTGACGGCTCACCCGGATCGAGGATGATATTACCGCCATTTTGAACGCCATCAAATCCATCGGAGGCTTCTAATTCAACGTCATATCCTGCTCCGGTCGTTGAACGAGTCGTCCAAAGTTTCATCGTGTTGTCATATGCTCTGATATTTACAGGTGAATCTGAATCTATGATGAAATTATATCCTGTATCATTCACGTTGATTGCTTTGTATGTGGCCGTTCCACCATTAGGCGTGACCGTGGCGGCATTGAAGGCCGAATAAACGTGACCATTGTCGTCACCATCTCCTGTGAGCGTTGCCTGAAAACCCCATGTGTCGTTTCCTGAAACGTGACCAGTTGCCCATCCTGTTACGTTCGCTTGAAACGCACCAGAATTATCGACATCTGCACCTGCGGTGTAACTACTTGTGATAAATCCCTTATTGGATTGTGTATTGTATGTGCCAGGTGAACCTGCCAAGACACGACCACCGATTGCAGCCGCATAGGAATCTGTTAGCGTAGCGTTTGTTCCTGCTATCGGCGCGCCCACTATATAGAACGTCGCGGCTGATGTGATTGTGCTTGCACCGACAAAGGCGTAGGTAGGTCTTTCGATAGTGAAGTGCCTTTGATTAGCAATAGCACCTGTCGCCCATTGTTTGACACCATCGAAATTAAACAATACAGCCTGATATTCAGTTGAAAGTGTCATGTTCGTATGGTCGCCATCAGCAACACGAATTAAATAGGGCATCTGCGCCGCTAGAGTATCTTGTGTGATATTTAGACTTCCATCGAAATTGACATAGACCTTTTCGTCATACGTTCCTGCGGCCAGATCGAAATTATCTCCTATTGAAAGAAGTTTTCCGGATGCAAGATTAGCATAGTTTAACATCATGTGCGCTATGCCTCCACTCGCCGCATTTGGCACAACCGCAAAACCATCAACCCCAACAGGAACAAAATCAGCACCGAATATAGCACCGGCGTTTGCTGTCATCCTGATATATCCCGGAAGCCCTGCGTTCGTTTCTACACCGGCATCGAGGATGATTAGACCACCGTCGTTATCCTGTGCGCCTCCTGCCGAAGCGTCTGAGGCATAAAGTTCAACATTTCCACCGCTTCCACCCGCGCCACCATCGTTCTTAGCATCGGCGGCATACAGCTTAACATCATAGCCAGCGTAGTTCCCTGCGGATACGATCTGTTTATTGTAAATAAGAAAATCTGCAGCACTTCCACTTGTGTATGAACCGCTATAGAGATTTGTTATATAAGCATCTGAGAAGTTTAGATTTCCACTTTTGCTTATCCAACCAACTTCGTTCCCTGTAGGAAGATTTAACTGAAAAGATATTAACCGATCTGCATTTGTTGCAGCAGTCCATTGATGACTCAACCCTATTCTAAACCCGTTAAGACCCGCACTATCAGCTATTTGTGAGATAATGTCCGTCTGTGCGCTACCTCTATCTAGGAATTGAACGTTGTGAACCCCAACACCCGGCGAACCATCGAAATAAAAATCAATCGTCCCTGCATCACCCGCATTTGCTTTTGCTCCAGTTGCTAATATGACATCTCCGCCTTCCCTGTCAGTAGCAGCGGGATCAGCGCCGCTTCCTGCGACAAGACCAACCGCGAAACCATCTGCGCCGCCGGCAGCACCATCTGAACCATACAAAACTAAAGCGGGGACTGCTCCTTCAAACATGAACCCACCGTATTCACCGCCATTAGTTCCTAACGTAATGTTACCGTTCATCCCGGCATTAACTCCCGATCCTGTGTCTAAGACTATCGCGCCACCATCACGGTCGCCAGTTCCTTTAGCGTCGCCACCGTGAAGTTCTAAGGCACCACCGTCACCATTTGCACCTGCTGACGTCGTTCCGGCATCTGACGCTTGCACGATTATATCATTAGCAGTTGAATCAATCGCGCCCATATCCACATGGGTTATAAGACAATTATTTCCTGCGTCATCACACTCGAAAAGGCCTGAAGTGAATTTCGTTGTAGCGTCAATGGTCGTTCCGCTTATCGCTCCTGTGCTACTGACAGCAGCCGTATAAAACGATCCATCGACTTCTAAACTACCTTCAACATAAAGATCGTCGTCTGCGGGGGTTAAATCACCGGGCGTTCCTGCTCCTGCGCCGACTTTGGTATATCCATCCGTTCCTGCGTTGGCTTTTGCTCCACCATGTAGGGTTAAAATTCCGCCATCTTTAGCGACGGCAGCTGCATCTGCATCACTAGCCATTACATTTACATCTATACCATCATTTTCTGTGACTTCACCGCCGAGTATATCTACACTTGTGGCTGCAACCGCGTCTGGCTCTATAATTAGAAATTCTGTGCTAGATGTTTCAAATCCTACAAGTCCTATATTACCTGTGCCTGTTGGATTACCTACTTGAATGACAATTACACCACCGTCGCTATCACCGGCTTGGGCATCGCCACCTTTAAGGTAAAGGCTATAAGCGTTTCCGCCACCCGCCGCGCCATTTTCTGCTTCCAGAGAACCACTTCCTGATTCATTAAGGATAGAAAGAAAACCTATTGAACCTTGTAGAAAACCAACTTCTCCTGGTGAGCCTGTTCCCGTCGGGTCGCCTACGTTCAATTCAATGATACCACCGTCTTTATCTGTCCCCACGCCATCACCGGCGGTCAATGTGATTGAACCCCCTACGCCGGATGTATTTCCACTCGCGGCTGCTAAGTCAAGAGTCGTTCCATTCCCTGCGGTCGTCTTTGTCGTGGCAAGCTGAAAATTGATATTCGGAAAGTTTATCTTGGTATCAAATATATTCATCATCGGGACGCTTGTAGGAGTCGTTCCGTCGTCATCTACGCTGATCTGGAGGTAAGGATTGGCCCCGGTAACGAGCCGAATGTTTCCTTCGATCTCGTTGGTACCATTATCACCTCTCAAATAAAAGTAAGGAGAGGAAACACCCGTTCCAGTATTATCCACACCGACGTCATCGGCTGTGGTCGTTGGATATAAAAGCGTACCAGTTCTCGTCCAATAAGTTGGAACAGGGACTACACCACCAGCAGAAAGCTGAGTCACGTTTCCGGCGTCATCTTCATAAAAAAGTTCAGTAACGCCGGCCACTTCTTTAGTATAGACGTTTCCTACATTTGTAAAATATGCAGGATCGGCAGGTCGCTCAAAAAGCCGTTGGTTATATTCCCCGGAATTGGGTATCCAGTAGTTATTGGCAAAAGACGTCGAGGCCACCAATAACAAGACCAATGACAGATATTTAATGTATTTCATTAGTTTAACCTCATTCTGGTAAGTTCCATTTTCAAGGCGTTCGTAGCGTTCGTCGTGAGCCGTTTGATCCTAACCCTACTCCAGGGCATTGATTTAGCGACCGTTAAACTCCCGGTGGCTGTAATCGTAGCCGCTGCACCATCGGTGGCGACTAAAGTGACGTCCGTCCATACGGCTGATGCGTTGGCAACGTCAGGGAGATCGTTAGAAATTTCTATTGTCAGAGTCGTTGCCTGAACAGTATATTGCAGCGAAAAGGCGTTAAAACCCGCCTTTAAAAGACCAAAATACAAATACGAAGTATTCGCATCTCCTAGATCCCCGTTTCCTATATCTAGGACCTCACCGTCTAGGCTCCCTGTAATAGTCGAGGGGGCTGGACCCATCTTGGTTACGGTTGTGTCTGGAGCCGCAAACACCGTGACCGCTGGTAGAACCAGCAATAAACTCAGCATTACAATCAGTTTTCTCATTCGTTCCTCCTTAAAAATTGTTGTAGTTCACTCCAACATATTGGACGCTATCTTGACCTTCGTCACGTCATATTGAATCCATAAATACCCTGTCTAAATCCGCTAAATCCTGCCTCCAGGTCTGCCAATCCACCACTCCGCCAACGGACTCCATCCCCTCCAAGAGGGTAATGACCGCCCTGTTTTCGACGTTGACCTCATAAATAGTTGGGAAGTTGGCATCAAATTCAAAGGCATCTGCACTAGCAGACGTTGGAAACGTAGGGACATAGACATAATCAATTTTCAGACCGGCTGTTTCGCTCGCCGAAGGGGTCGGTTCTAAAATGAGATCGGTCCCCCTATACTTATAATTAGGAAGATAGGAGTCACCGGACCCAACACCTATTGAGATGTTGGACGTGTAACGCCTCTCACTCATCGTTAGAGGTATCGTCCCGCCTGTAACGTATCTCTCGATCTGAGACGTGAACCAATATGTTGGAGACAAGGCTGTAAGATCAATCGCCTCTGTGTTTGCTACAAGGTTAAGGTCTGCGGTATCTTCAAAATATCCAACGCCTCTGAGGACCATCTGCTGAACGTAATAACGTAAGGCCTCGCCTACTGACTGCTTGATCTTGGCGGCTGAATAGAAGTTACCGACGGTCTGATCTCCGAGTTTGCGGCTGATATTTCCAACCATCGTCACTAAAGTTGACAATTATGCCTCCTTTTTACTCTTTTTCTCTACCACCGGGGCGTCTGTCTCGCCGGTTAAAATCTCATCTATCACGGACTGTTGTTTCTTTATGAGGGCTTTGGCGTTATCCTCTGCGTGTCTCAATGCGACGGCTGCCCTTTCTTGGGCTGTGGTCGCTTTAACTGCTGCCTTGATCTTCTTTGGGTCTGAAATATTCTGATCCATAAAAACCAGCTTTTTCTCTTCACCCGTCTGTTTTCTCTGCTCGTCAGTTAAGAAAGAAAGTTCTTCGTCGATCGGCTCTTCGATGTTTAGAAATTGCATAATCTCTGAATTCCATCTCTTCGCCGTTTTAAAATGTTTGTTCTCTTCTAAAGTGATTCCTCTTTTTTTAAATTCATCAGCTTGAGAATAGTAGTTTGTGATTCTCTCTCTGAGTACCCCGTCTCTATAAGCGAGCAAAGCCTCTTTTGACTTGATTTTAAGCATCTCCGGCGTGTCGCTTGGATAGATTGGGAATATTCCGTTTTTCTTATAGTCCTTATAAAGATATGTCACAAACGCATCCGGGACCTCTGTTACAGCCCTCGGCTCAAACGTAAAGACCTGTGAACAACATTGAATTCTATATTTCTCCATACTTGTATTATACATCGCGATTGCCATTTTATTCTCCTTTAGGTTTTGTTGTGGTTTTACGATAACCAGCCTTAGCGTCTGAGGCAGGGTCGCCCGCGACCTCTCTTGCTGCTTTTCGCCATTGGGTTATGTCGTCACGAATCATCGCCCGATTTTCGTCAGACGCATCCGCTTGCATTTTGTCTTTCTGAGCCTTTGCTTCGTTAGCCAGTTTGTCGAGCCATTTGTCAGTTCCCATCCTCTGCTTGGCAGCCCATCGTTGTCTATAGACCCAAAGTTTGTTAAAAACCCATTCACCTAAAGGTTGTGGATTACCATCATTATCTTCTGCGGTAATAATGATATTCCACCCGCTATTGTCATAAGCCTGTTCTAATATGACCCACCGATCTCGCCCCTGATCGAATACCAGTTTAAGCCTGGGGTCAAATTGTTTCAATCGACGCTCGAAGTCATGTGAAATGATCTTATATGTTGCGTCGATCCGTCTGCCTGTTTCGTCGTGTGCTAGTGACATAATATTTTAAGGTATCGGGGGGCTTTCGCCCCCCTTACCCCACCCTTTAGAATGTAGGTTCGGTCAAATCAATGAGTCTGCTCTGGTTGTTTCTCTTCCAGGTTCCCAAATTCCCCTGATAGCAATAGTATCCGCCAATGGCGTCTCTACCCACTATCTGATACAAGGACTGTCCAGGAAGATCGGAGAGATGGACGTCTTTGGTCTGGAATTTTTCAACTCCAGATTTAACCATCATACCGACTTCTGCAATCGGATATGTGTGGTCAACGATCCATTCCATCGGTCCCCATTTAAGGACGGTGTTCCCACCTTTTACTGAACCCGGCTCATAACGAGTTTTCTGGAGTTCGGTGTTTAGGAAGGTTCTGGCCTGACCGTAGTTTGAACAAAGCATATCGGGGGTTTCTCCACCGATAACTGCGGCCTGGTTAAAGGTCCTCTGTAAGAGATCCTGAGATACCGGTGCGGTTGCCGCACTTACTACATTTCCCTGCCATTGAGAGTAATCTGCTACAGCAACACCCTCAAAAGTCGCTGAGTATGTCGTGGTATCACAGATACCTCTCCATCCCATCAGCTCTTTATAGGTTGTGCCGGTTACGCCGTTTAAGACGTTTTTCTTACAGATGACTGCGTTATTCGACCAAGTTGAACTCGCAATCGTCAATGTCGAGGTTGTGTAGTTGATTGCCGTGATTTCGACCCCATCTATCTCTAAGGCCCCACCGATCGAAGCATAAGCGTCGATCTTCATGCCAACTCTAAATGGAAATGGGTCATCAACGATCAAAGCTGTTGCCGGTGTACCAGCCCCGTTAGCAAGAGTGATCTGGCCGGTTCCTGTTCCCCAAGCCTGACGGTTGAGGTCGGCATACATACGGCCCAAGTTATCCTGCTGCTGTGCGTCTAAACCTTTGGCAAACGCCACTTTATCCGTCTCACTCTGGCGAATAACCGATCCTGTTACATAGAACGGCCATACGACGAGTTTGGCGGAGATTGATGGCTGTGCCGGCTCGATCGCATCTGGTGCTTGGAAACTTTCTTCTTCCCATATCGCCCCACCCGCTTCGTTGCCTTGCATTGTCACCGGGTTATAAATGCCCTGTGGTGAGGGTTTTAACGGTGACTGTTTAAATTTACTCCAAATCGGAGCCTTGAGGTTCTGCTGTTTAATCAGAACATCTGCCCCTTCGTTATAGTTGCGCTTAAAAATCGCGTCCATTTGTGTCAAGTTCGCTATTGTCATTCTATCCTCCTAGCGTTTTCGCTATATCTAATACCCTTTCATCGTCTGTCATGGAGGTTTTACGATCTGGTGCTGTCCCGCTTCTCGAACCTGACGGCGGCACTTCGGAAACTTCCTGTTTCCGCTGCATTTTACTAACTGCTGTTAGACCTTTGGTAACTGAATCGTAAGCCGTCTTTAACTCCTTGATTGTCGGAAGTCTTGGATTTTTTGCGATTGCAGTCAGTCTGGCAAGTGTGGCGTCGGCTAAAACGTCTAAAAAATCGTCGTTTCCAACCCCTTTCTCGTCAACATAACCAGACTCTTTGATAAGGCCCTCATAAGCCTCATCAACATTACCTTGATTTTCCTCGACCTGCGCCTTCTGTTTCGCCACGCTCTGCTGCTCGAATTCCTTTTCACGTTGCTCTGCTTTGTCAAGCGCGGCATCGTATCTCTTGAATCGGTCAGCGACTTCTGGCTCAAAGTCGGCGTAAGGGTCCTCTTCTGATCCAGGCTCTACCTTATTCGGTAATTGAGTCTTAAACCATTCGTGGAAACCCTCTGGATCATTTCTGATCCATTTGTCGAGGTTCATTGGCCCTTGAGCGGCTTCGTACTTTGCCGTCAGTTCCTTGACCTGCGAGGCTAATGTTCTGTTCGTATCTAGTTGCTTTTGCCATCGCGGGTGCTTGCCAAAAGGCAATACCTCTTCCCCGGCATCATTACCGGGATCTCCTTCCTCGGCTGACGAAGCCTCCGGAGTTTCCTCCGATACGTCTGGAGTTGACGACTCTCCTGTAGAATAGTCAACGGTGGGTTCGGTATCTACCGCCCCCTCTGACCCTTCTACTACAGTCGTTTCTTCTGACATCTTACTCTCCTTTTACGGCGGTAACGAGCCGATCCGATTTGCCCTATGCGGGCGGTGGACCCGGAGGTCCAGGTGTTCCCTCTGCCCCTGGGGGTGGAGGGGGTGGCATTTGCGCCATTTTCTTCTCTTGCATCTGCTGTTTGTGCTGTTGGATGTGATCGTCTGCTGTGATCTTGATTTGATCTTCAGCGTTCTCTAAGAAGGTTGGGTTCTGAACGTCTGAAACGTGAACCGTTAAATGTATGGCGTCAATGTCTAGGGGAGAAACTTCTACCGGCTGCATCTTTTTAATTCTTTCGTTCTCCCATTTTGCTTTTTTCACTTCCGTTGATTGCTCGTTGTCGAACGGTTTCTCTCCAAGTCTTTCAAGCATCTGAGACTGAAGATTTGGGTCCTCTTTAATGTTCCCAAGCAACCCTTCTTTACCAAGTTCTTTGTATAAATCTCTTTTGGCTGTGTCGGACTTAGGTATCATCGAGCCGTATTCGAGTTTATAAGTAATTCCATCACTCAAGTCGTCCTGCCCGACGAAATCCTGAACCTCACTCTGAAGCGCGTCCTGATCCATGAGTTTCACATATCTATCGAGATTCTCATCTGGATATTTGTGGAACTTATGAATCACTCTTAGTTTTTTATTGTATCGTCTTTCGTGAAACTTCTCCCAAGCAAGCATCATATTGCTTTGCTGTGACGATGCGTTCTCTAAGAGTTGAGAGATAGCTGACGCAGCGGAAACTCCCGATGGGGCCTGACCTTGCATAACAAAGTTAGTCCCTGCAATTCTCACCATAGCGTTTAAGATTTCTTCTTTCTCTTTGAAAAACTGCTGTGGTAAGGGTGTGCCGGCAAACGTCGTGGGGGGTGGCGCTCCGGGGATGGCTCGGTAAGTATAAACTTTAGCACCAGCTCCGGTTAGAATCCCCTTCTTTAATTGATTCTCTGCGGCTAGAACATTCGGCTTTGCTAATGTATTCGCGTTTTCTAAAATCGCTCCGTTAATTTCGTTCAGTCTCACTTGAAGATGAATGAGCTGCTCGACTAAACTCTTTCCAAGAAAACGTCCAATGTAAGGTTCGTATTGAAAATAAGTATAGGGATGCCAGTTGACTTCTTCGAGCCTCATGTAATACGGCGACCCCATTTCACCAGAATCATAAACCCATTGGTTGCCCGCCTTTATTAACATTCTGCCTTTAGGATATTTCCTGTTCGGTCTTATATAACATTCCTGAACGAGAATTTTATTCTTTCCCTTTATCTTCGTTCCACCCACAACCGGAAGAGCATACTTCATCTCCTCATACATGTTCATCGTTTCTAAAGTGCTTTCCTTCGTTGAGGCCTGATCGGTGACCGATTGAATGTTCGCTGCCTTCCCTGTGTAACCGGGGGCTTGTTGATCGAAGGCTTCCTTCGCCCAATCCGCGTCCATCATATAAGATTCCATTACAAGCGGTTGGTCACGGAAATTCGTAGTGCTGTGATCGACGGTCATTTCAAAAGCAGTTTTAACCGCTACAGCGTTATTTCCAGTTTTCGAATCGGTGGGATTTCCCTCTTGATCTAAAATAACATTTCCATCAGGGCCTTTGTTAGGAACGTAAAGGCCGGCGTTTGGGTCCCAATAATCTTTGGCCCAAACGCAACCGGTGGTAAGTGCCCAAAAGGCGGCCATCTGAGAGGTATCGTATTCGTGGTCTAAATCATACTTCGCCTCTAAAATCACATTGGCTACGTTCGCTACATTCTTCTGTGACTGCTCCTGACCATCGGGGTAAACATCACCCGTTGGTTTCTGTCTCGTCATATAGGAAACTAAAGTTCTCACGATAGGTTCGATCTCGTTTCCTATATAGGCGTTCTGACGTGAGTCGGCTGAATAATTCACCGGCTGGTTATTAACCATAATCGGGGACGCTGTTGGATTTATATTCTGATCTCCGTTAGCAAAGGCTACGTTTCGCTTGGCCTGTTTGCCCCAAGCACTTTTATACTTCTGCTCTTCATCAAAAAATTCAGAAAGAAACGTCCCAACTTTAGCGGTGTCCTCTGAATATAAATCTTTCATTAATTCCCCTTTATTATCTTTTGACCGTATTCATCAAAAGTAATCTCGTCGTCGTTCCCACCACCAAAGTAGCTGGGGTCCGGTTTCGGCTGATGGACCGCACCATAAGCGTTTAAATCCGTTAGCAATATGATACGATCCAACAGCTTCGCCGTTTCCTCGCGGAGATGCTTAATCTCGTCTTGATAGATTCTGCATTTCTCGCATTTAAACATTAGGCTCCGTTATCCTCTCCAAGCACCCACCAATTATATGTGGCGTTCGCCTGACAGGTAACTGTCACAATGTCACCATCCTGAGTCGCGTCATAACTACGATCAGCTTCCGCGGCCTCCTCATTGGAATAACATGAGAAACCCCAGGTCATGATCTTTCTCACTCCCGCTGACCCCTCGATGTTCGTGTCGTTTGAACCCGGTTTGATAATGAACTCCGTGACTGACGCTGCGGACGCTGTTCCTACTACCATCGTCAACGCAGGGAAATTTCCGGCCATCTTATAAACGCCGGTTTCTGTTACTGATGCTGCCATTTAATCCTCCTTATGCTCCGGCATCTTCAGCGAGAATCCACCAATCATAAGTGGCTCCCGACTGCACCGTGCAGGTTAAAATCTCTCCATCTTGTGCTGCGCTATACGATTTGACCGCCTTTACAGCCTCCTCACCCGACGTGCAGGTGAATACCCACGCTGCGATCTTCCTCAGTCCAGCCGATCCGTCAATATTAACGTCGTTGTCCCCAGGTATAATCGAAAACGTGGTCCCTGAATCCGCATCTGCCGTCCCCACAAGTAGGGTCAAGGCAGGATACGTTCCGGCTTGCTTTAAACAATATGTTTCGTTTACTGCGATTGCCATTTAACCCTCCTTAAACTCCAATAGCCATAAAGTCGACGGCTAAAGTCGATAGGTTTGTGGCCGGGGCAACCTCTGTAAGGGCTGCTCCTGCACCAGTTAAACTATGTGTGTGTGCTGCTGCCGAAACTCCGGTAGCTGCGTCTGCGAGTGATCCCGGACCATGAACATGTGCTGCCTCGGCGGTAACTGAGCCAGAGAGAGTAAGGTCGTTCAATGCGTAACTCCCAACGGCGTGTGTGTGAGCGGCTTCTGCTGTAACTGAACCGGTCAACGCTGTGCTGTTTAGAGCGATTGAACCTACTGCGTGAGTGTGAGTCGCTTCGGCTGTGACCGAACCGCTTAAAGTTGTGTCATTAAGCGCGTAACTTCCAACCGCATGAGTATGGGCCGCTTCTGCATCTGCCGATCCCGTTAAGGCGGCTGTCGTAAGAGCAAAAGTCCCTACGCCATGAACGTGGGCCGCTTCCGCCGTGACCGAACCACTTAATGTGGTGTCGTTTAAGGCCAACGTGCCAACCGCATGAACGTGGGCCGCTTCCGCCGTGACCGAACCACTCAACGTGGTGTCGTTTAAAGCCAAAGAACCTACCGCATGAGTATGGGTGGCCTCAGCGGTAACATTGCCAGTTAATCCCTGAGCAGCCGCTACGCCCACTACAGAACTCTCGCCAATTATCGTTCCGGTGTTTAAAATCGGAAGAATGTCGGCTGCCGGTATTACTCCACCACCTGCGCCAGCATCAATAAATACTAACTGAGCGTCTGCCGCACCATTATCATCGAAATAAAGTACCTTGCCCGAATCCGCCGACGCGTTATGAGTGATCTTTACCGCACAACCAGCTGCTACCGACCCCGCTGCTGACTCAAATGGAAACATAACATAGCAATCTGCCCCTGTCGGAGAAATACATTCCAACTGATCTGCCGCACCCTCATTAACGTAAATCTGAACGCCTGTTGGAGTTGCATTATGAGTCACCCAAAATCTCGTCGATGCCGCTACTGCGTAAACAGTCCCGTTCGCTGTCTCACCGGAAATGCTCGTCGTGCCAGCACAATTCGATTGAAGAATACCCACGTTGGCCCCTGCTAACTCGTATGCCTCGGTTACAAATAAAAGAGAAGCGGCTAAATTCGCTACCGGATCAGCGTTATGCGTTAAAGCAATTACAGGCTTCGTAATGCCCGCCCCATCGGGATAGGCTATCATCGCCGTGACGTCACTTACCGCGTTCGTTACTCCCGCTATCGCATGAGTGTGAGAAGCCCCGGCTGCCGACGTTCCCGTCAAAGCTGCGCTATTTACCGCTAACGTGTCCGCATGGGTATGACTCACCGCCGCCGACGATCCCGTCAAAGCCGCCGAATTAATCGCTAAATTGTCCGCATGATTATGACTCACCGCTGCTGACGATCCTGTGAACGACGCGTCGGTTATCGCCAACGACCCAACCGCATGAACATGGGAAGCACCTACCGCGCTCGTCCCAGTACAAGCGGCTGCATTTACAGCTAATGTATCAGCATGGGTGTGGCTAGCCCCTACATCACTCGTTCCTGCACAAGCCGCCGAACCTACCGCTAACGTGTCCGCATGGGTGTGGGACGACCCCGCTGCACTCGTTCCTGTACACGCTGCAGCGTTCACCGCCAACGTGTCCGCATGTGTATGACTGACCGCCGCACTCGACCCACCATCCAATGCAACTGGATGAACGTGAGTCTGCTCCGTCCCTATAGCCCCAGATGCCGTCGCGTCATAGACCACGATCTTCGTGCTGAGATTGCCAGAAACTATGTCGGAATCGTAGGTGTAACCCTCCGAATCCTCAATGTAAAACTGGTCAATCCTCGCCATTCCTAACTGTACCGCCGTGATTGCTTCTCCACCTGTCGGATAAGAAGTGTCAAAGGTCAACGTCCCCTCAACCTTCATCTGACTCCCCTCGCTCTGATAGCGGAGATTTGTGATTGTTACTGCCATTTATTCCTCCTAATAGTAGTCGGGGTCGCCCCCTGTTGATGGACTGTATTCGTCCACGTTATCAACGCCCTCTAACTGGTGACGAGCGTAATCCTGCGTCTGCTTGAACCATGCCTGATGACTGTCCATCCCCTTAAACTGATCCTGTACCGTCACCATAGGCCGGTTTATCGGCGCGTATAACTGTACCATATGCAAAGCATGAACCAACGCGTCAATTCGATCCTTCCTTAACTTGCCCCTCGCATCCGGATCAAATGCACTCATATCTGCCAACAACTCCTTATTATTACTCCTGAATAACCCCTGTTGAATTATATGAGATACCGACCGCGCTCTCCTAAACTTGTCTCGATCAGCCGCTATGCCATGCACTTCCAACTCCGGGAAGTCTCGCTCTGCCGCCTCCCGCAAACTCTCCTGATAAGCCGTGTTCTCTACCCCTAAATAATGCCGTACCTTGTAACCCTTGAATCGCTCCTGAATCGCCCGGATCTGCTCCAATGTCTCGAGAAACGTCCAATGCTCCGCTATCGTCTCAAGATCATAGTAATACCCGTCCTTGCCTACCCCTATCGTACTAAAAGCCGTGTCGCAGGCCTCCTTCTCCTTCGAGATCGCTGGATCACAACCGGTGAATATCATCTCAATATCAGGGAGCCTGTCGTAACTGCCGATCTTGCTCACGTCAAAGATCATCCCCGCCCATCCATCCCAAGACCCTAAAACGTAGCGGTTAAACCACTCTTTACTGTAAGACTCCTGGAGCTGGCTGACATAGTTAGGGGGAAGGTTGTCAGCGTTCGAATGGGTCGGGGCTGTTATCATCCGGTAATTAGAACTGTGCGCGTAATTGGTCTGCCGGTTCTGATCGTTCCAACCGTACTGCATCCCGAACTTGTGATAGACCCAATCATGACCGTGAGGGTTGCCGGTTATCATGCCGCTCAACTCCCCGATCCTCGGACGACGTAGCCGCCCCTGTAACGTGCTGAATACGTCCTCATCCACTTCTTCCGCCTGATCGATATAGAACCACCCCAAGTTGGGGCCAAGTAGCTTCCTGGAGTCCTCAAGATGCCTGAAGATCGTCGCGCTCTTGTTCCATAACGTAACAGATCCCTCGGTTTTGTTGATCTTGTAAGCCTTCGGGGGATAGAGCATCCCCAAGACGTGCAGGTACTCCTCACGGGTCGAATCCCTCAGCTCTGGATAGGTGAACCGGCCAACTAAACCAAGATTGTTAGGGTAACGCGCCGAGAGCTGGATCCCCTTCAAGCACGCGGCGAACGTCTTACCGTTACCAATGCCCCCAAATAACGCTGTATATTGCTCCTTAGCCTGGATAAAGTCGGCCTGATGTCGCTCTAATTCGATTCTATTCGGTTGGGTTGGATCCATGATTACCCCGGCTTCGGAAACGACCTGAATGGCCGATCATCTGTTGTAACCTTCTCAAGAAAGGTTGCAACCTTCTCATCCTCTGTACGTACCTTATCCTCAGTTGTACGTACCTTATCCTCAGTTGTACGTACCTTATCCTCAGTTGTACGTACCTTATCCTCAGTTGTACGTACCTTTTTACCCCCTTGTACGTACTTTGAGAGCAGAATTACCCCCATCCCTCGCTCTGTTATCAAAATATCCTGGACCTCAGCCTCTCTAAGTATCCGACTTATATGCTTGTTAGCCTCTTTCTTTGTGTATTCTATCATAGTACGTACCTTTAGTTTAAAACCTCTGGATTAACTGGGGCCGGGGCCGCATCCTGATCTGGAGCCTGTACGCCCGCAGGTGCAGGAGCCTTGCCCTGCTCCGCGTTCTGAACCGCCTTGACCTCTGCTGGTGCCCTGTCGCCCTTGATCGCGATCTCTACAGGCTTGAAAGTCACCCCTGACTCGATCTCGGTCTTGTTCACGTCTGGCATAACCTTCCTTAACAGTATGCTGGCCGCGTCTTTGCGCTCTGTAACCGTAGAGCCTTCGATATCACCGTCCGCTAAAGCCTGGAGGAACTTAATCAGTCGGCCAGCCTTGATCTTCGATCTGAGGGATCGGGTCAGTAAGCCATGAGAGCCTTTGGGTCGGCCAGCACCTACACGAAAGCCCCCTTTCCCGTTCAATTTATCCCTTTCCAATTCCTTCTTAACCCTTGCTCTTTCGGTCTTTTCCCTTGCTTTTTCTCTTTTTTCTACTCTTGATTCCATGGTGTATTTCTTATCCTCTTGGTTTGAGTTGTGAATTTCTATTTCTTTTTTTTTGTGTTCTCTTTGTGTGGTTCTCTGTTGGTTGTGGATAGATTTGATTTAATTGGTCTGTTTGGGTGGTTGCGCGAAAATCTATGATCTTATCCTGGCCGCTCCGCTTTTTGTGTCGTTTGGCTTGGGTTTCTACGATCTTTTTGATTACTTCGTCTATTGAGGTTAAGTCTCTGACTAGGTTGTTTGTAAGGGTTAGCGCGGAATTTATCTTGTGTAGGAGGCGGGTGTCCGGACGCTGGAGGCCTGGATTCGATAAATCAGGCTTTTTTGTAAATGATTTTTCTTCATGTGAGTTTCTATTTTCGATCACGGCCCCCGAGAGTCCAGAATCAAATCGCCCTTTATTATTTATAACATAGATCAGGGAAACCGTATTGATATGTTAATACATAGTCTTTGTCTGTTGTTGGGGTGTTTTTGTATAAATGGATTTCGAGGTTGCTCCGTACTGGACGCGCTCGGATCAGCGGGGCCAGGATATAGACAAAAAAAAGCCCCGACGTGAGTCGAGGCCTTTTCTCTTTGGTCGGTCTGTTAGTAGTCGAGGCTCTCCCCGGCGTCGCCAGGATCGAATTGCCACTCCGGATCTGCACAGGCATATTTCGCCTCGTAACATTCATCACACATTTTCCCGCAATAAATCCCATAACGATCATATTGAGGGAATCGCTCGCCCTTGCCGCACTCGCACAGGGAGGCCCGTCGGACTCTGAACGCCTCCAGGTTGGCGCATGCCTTACAACAGCACATTGACCAATCCACCAGGAAGCAATCCTCCCCTTGATCTATCGGGCAACCGCAATTTACACACTCGCCGCTTTCCTCGGCTTTGTTTCTTTCAATCGTCATAATGCACCCCCTAAAAATGCCATGTAGATTAAAGCCCCTGTAATGGTGACGGCATAGGCTCCCATCACAGCGTAAAACGCCCACAGCTCTTTCGTCCAGAGTTTTCTCATGACTCCCCCTTTGTACGCTGATCCCTTATGTGCAACCGGCCATCCACCGGCAGGGAGTTCAATATCACGTTTAGAACTCCGTCTGTATTCTTGAACGCCGTGCCGATCTTGTTCCAGGTCGCTTTTTTTCCTTCGTATTCTGTTATCTGGTAAACGTCTTTTATGTTTTTATTTTCCATCATTCCACCTCCATTAATTCCAAAACCGTCTGGCCTGTAAAGTCGGACGCGCTGAATTCGCGACCGCCCTTGAACCTACGCGCCCACTCCTGGGCGTATCCACAGCAACAGTTTAGCTTTTCATCACCCGCCCACCGCGTTGTCATGTAGTTGATGAACCGGCGGAGCGTTTCCCCTTCAAGCCCTTCCGATCTCCCTGCCTCTTGATATGTTACCATCTGACCACCTCCTGTTTCCCGGCTTGATTGCCGAGCGATCCCAATCGTACGCTTTTTTTGGAAGATGTAAAGCACAAAATGAACCCCTTACTTTGATGACTTATAGTCAATATAGATTGCTATCGCTCCCCATAGGACGAACACCGCCAGGGGCCATATCTTGAAAGTCATTCGTCCCCCTTTGATTGACCTTCCGTCAGTCTTAGTTGTCTTTCCTCACAATGTCGCGTGACAACCTTTTCAAGTTCGTGGGATGCCCCCAGGATGGATTGCATAAGATCCGGGCTGATGTTGAACCTCTTGTGTTCGTCGGCCCAAGATGCGGTGGAAATCGAATATTCCGAAATCAGTTCGTCACCCGCGAAAAGCCCAATGGTGGCGGTCACTCTTGGGTTATCTTCCTCTAACGTCACCGAGTAAGATTTAATTCTAGCCGTTGTGATGTTTATTTCGATATTTCTCATGATTTATACCCTCCTTAGACATTCGTTTATTGTTTTAGTTGCTTCGTTTTCTGGCAAGTCGTCTGTTTCAAATTCTATCCACTCTTTGAACGAATAAAGCCCCAAATAATTACCATGTTCAAGCGTGTCGTTGACATATGTTATATATTTATCCTCATAAAGACAGATCGTGCCACAAAGAGGCTCGGCGCAATCGTTCCAGACCGTTACCGCGTCGCTTATTTTCTTGCCGCAATTTATACAAATGCTCTCTTGGTCGGTCATATTGCACCGCCCGCGTTAATAATTAAGCCCAAAATTTTGATCGCGTCCTCGATATTATCGCTTGCGCCGGAAGAATCAATCTCGGCCCTTAGTAGTACAATCGCCTCATTGATCCTTGACACGGCGATTTTGTTACCCTGCTTCACCCCCTGGGCGAAACATTCTTGATTGAGTTTCATATTTTCAATAAATGTGTTTACTGAGTTGGTCATATTACCCCCCCCTCATTAAGGTCGGTCAAAATATATTCGCCTGATTTGATTTTTTTCTCGGTTTCTTTTTTGGTTTCATCTAAGAATTGATTGCGATACTTGCCGGTTGTGGTGCTGTAATCCCATCCGTCTCTGTCGAGCCAAATCTGTCGTTTGGCCTCGCCAGCTCTGAATTTGTCTCGCTTCGCAATAACCGTTTCATAACTTTGGAAATAAACTACTGCGTTGCCGCTCGTCGGGTTCTCATCTTCAAAGATGAGAAATTGATTCGCGACGGGCCTCCCATCACGATTTTTGAAATTTTCCACTCTCATTTTGGCCGCCTTTCCTCTCGGCTTAATTGCCGATCTCCGTAAAGAATACTCTTTTCACAGAGGATTGCAAGCACAAAATGAAGCAATCTTATTTAGTTGATCTTTCCCTTTGCCCTGGCCCTGGACGCGCCCTTGACATCTTTCAGCGTGGAGGCCTTCATTTTCTCGGCCATTTTAAGAATGTCTTTCAGCTCGGCCAGGCTAAACGCAAGATTGATCTCGATTGCCTGTTCACATTTCAAGTTGAACAGCCAAAAATTATCTTTCACGTTGTACCGTCTCAACTCAACCGTTCGCTCCTCAAGAGTGCTTACTGGATAACCCATCTTCCCCCCTTTGTTCGTCTAGTTTAAATAAGGCAAACCATTTTTTAACTGCCGGTTTAAATGCGTAAACTCTACCTCTAACCCTAACGATTGGCATTGGCCTCAATTTATGCCAGCCCAAAATTGTTTGACGATTAACGTCAAAAAGTGCCGCGATCTGTTTCCACCCGTTCAATAATTCCGGGTCTTTCATTGATCCCCCGATCCCCTGAGTGGTAAGGTGGCCCCGCCCTGAGAAGGGCCACCGCACCGTCAAGCTAGAACCGAACGCCTATCGTCGGGCCTAACGAGTAAATCATAGCATCATCACCACCGCCAATGTTGGCGAGGTAATTAGCCGCAAATTTCACTCCAACCGTCATATTTTTGTAAATATAGTTGAGTCCAACACCGAAATTCATTCCCCAATCGTCTTTTTGCATTGATACGCCGAGCAAAGATCCATTTGATCTATACCAACCGAAATTGGCGAGAGCATAGGCCTCAAAGTTTTGAGCGATTGGAAGGTAGTAACGCGGGCCGAAGGTCAATCCGTACATATTCAGATCACCATCCGGAAAACCGGCAATACTAAACGAACCTGGCATATATAAGAAATCCATACCAAACCCGATACCTTTCCAGAATTCCACCGAGGCCTCAAAGTTCGCGCCTACGTTAAAATCCCGGACGTTTACTCCTGGCACTTCGGTATATTTTGTCAATATACTGAAAGCAGGGCTTCCTTGTGCGCGGAATTTTAAATCCGCATGGGCTACTGCACTCACCATTGAGAGCATCACCACAAGTAACAAAATTTTCCTCATCTACATCCTCCTTTCAGGGCAGTTATCTCCATAATTTTGGTCGGTAGTCGGTACATACGCACTCGCTGGCTATCTTCTGACATCTTGTAAAAACATCTTTGTTCACACATGGCGGCTCTATGTTCAATACCTCATCAAACGTCTTGGGCGGTATCATCTGCTCGTAAGTGATTTTCGGTGGGCAATACCAAATCCAATCTCTAGCGAACCCACGAATCATCCTGCACTCGCTCATCATTTCCCCCTCAATACCCCACGGGATAACATCTTTTTAAACGCTTTATACGCCTTCCTCTGGCCCTTAACGTATTTTATCTGCGTCCCTGGGGTGTCATGCAATACGTTCTCACCGTATTTTCGCGTGATCCTTCTCAGATGTCTCGCCACCTTTCCTCGCATCACTCCTCCTAGATCGTCAAAGTTAAAGCAATATTTCCGTTAGAAGTCGAGAGAATAATTGTGTCGGGCTTGCGGCTCAACAGCCCTTTCAGTTCCGTGATCCATTCCATGTTGGTCATTCCGACGCTCAGAGTCTCTTTGCCTGTTTTCTTCCGCCTTTTCACCCATGACGCTTTCATGGCTGCACTCAATTTTTTGTTTTTAGACCTTTTCTTCTGGCTGGTCCGATTCGCCTCACTTTGGCAACTCTTGCAATACGACTGTCTGCCGTCAACACTCTTTTTTGCTTTGTAAAATAGCGATATGTCTTTAAGCTGGCCGCACTTCATACACTTCTTCGAGTGGGTCCCGGTTCTGTATTCGAGGTTTCCACTTCTTCGGATGATATCCACGTTCATTGTCATTTAGGACCTCCCTGTCCGAGATACTTGCGGAGGACTTGATTGACCTCTTTCGTATCCAAGTCTTTGAGTTCGCCGATCATCCCGCTGACCATCTGGTTATTCGCCTGGGCCTGACTTATTGCCGATTGAGCCTGATTTATGGCCCCGGTCACTTTCTTGCTTCTCTCCCAGTTCATAAAATTGCCGGCACAGACCATAGCATATATTACTGCCATAATCCCTATCCATGTGATAACTTCCATAATTATATCCCCTACTTTTCTCATCACTTCCTTCCTTTCTTCCGTATCAACACGCTGAGAGGTGCGAACGGATGGGTTGAATCGAACAGTTTACGCTTGATGATAAAATCTCTGTTTTTCACGGTGAAGGCACTTTTGACGTCCTCGACCTCGATTAGGTGGGATTTATAGATCACCAGGAAGTCGGCCTTGTATGTGATGTCCGGGGTCAATCTGAATACGGGATGGATCTCGATATGGATAACCGTCCCCTGCGATTTCAATAGCACCAACTCTCGGTATCGCTCGGACTCGACGATTGAATCGAACCTCCACCCGTCAACTGACGTGGGAGTGTTTCTATACTTTAGCGGTCCCCTGAATTGAAATTTCTTCATCATCTTCCTTTTCCACGTCTAAAAAAAACTCACGCTTTTCTTCGGTTGTCGGCTTGTGCGGGGTAGATTTTAATTCTTCGAGCGTTCCGCCCCAACTGCATTTATTGCAGTAATATATCCCCGCGCCTTCGTCTTGGAGTGTAGCTTCGCATTTTGGACAAAATGGATTCATATGGCCCCCTGTTGGTTTTCTCGTTTAGTCCATCCCCGCCAATCGTTGATTGACCTATCCCACCGAGCAAACATCAGCCCGCTTTCAGACATTCTTTGTTTCGCAACAATGGCCTCGACGAGATTTTTCTGGTGTTCGGGACATTCTTTTTTCGCCAGTTTAGCATAATACTCTGGCCGGTAGAGCAAAACCACGCTATCAGCATCAGCCTCGATCTGTCCTGAATCTCTCAAGTCAGATAATGTTGGCCGTCTGCCATCCCTTGATTCGGTTTGTCGGTTAAGTTGGGCGACGGCAATCACCGCGCAATCGGTTTCTTTTGATAAGAGTTTGAGCTGCCTGGATACATTGGAAACTCGTTCCTCCCGGCTCAAATTCCCCCTGGACTCGATCTGTTGCAAGTAATCAACCACGATCAGGCTTATATCGTGACGCTGTTTTACAAATTTAGAAACGCTCCTAATGCTGTCAATGTTTATCGTTCTGTCAGACAGATAAAGCGGGAGATCCTTGTATTTGTCAATCGTGGTCCCAATCCTGTAATCAATATCGTAGGTATTTCCCCAGTTTCCGTATAACTTTTTGAATATCTGAGCGTTTGGCATTTCGAGTGAGAACAGCAGACACCCGTGATCGTTCTTGAGTGCTTGCTGAATCATGTATAGGGCAAGCGACGTCTTTCCCATGCCCGGACGACCGGCGACTATGTGAAGGCCCCCTCGGTAGATAAGCCAATTTTCGTCTATAAATGGCTCTATCTTGATTTTAGAGGTCCCAGTATCGTCTATTAGCTCGCTAAACCATTCGTTTGAGGCCGTCTTTAGGTCCTGGTATGGGCGGCTTATCTCGTCGTTGGTCAACTCCATGAGTTCTTTTTGGGCGACCTCTAGGTAATCGTCCTGGCTCTGGCTGATGTTCTTGATGTTTTCCATCCAGATATTGAATTTATTAAGTTTAGACGCCTTCAAGAGTTCTTTCCTGTAAGTAGAACATAGCGACTGTATGGCAGCCACCTCCGTCAAGGCGGTGATCTGGTCTGTTCCGGGCCACCATTTTTCGTCTTTGCATTTAAGATATAGCGTCTGTTCGGAGAGGCCGTCACTAGAGGCGAAAATCTCAATCATAGCCATATAGAGATCCCGGTAGTCTGTATGGACGTCGTCTGTTTGAACCTTGTGCTTGATGAGATTGTCTGGTCTGAGTAGGATTGAGCCTAGATAGCGTTTAGTTAAGTCTCTCATATGTTCACCCCGTTTGTGTCAGAAAAGATATCATCTGATCCTTTTTTGCTGTCGCCAGCACCGAGTCTGTTAAAAGCCCTCTGAAAGCTAGGTATGTCGCAGTTGCCTTTATATTTATAACTAGGATCAAAGTAGTTTTTCATTCGGCCCTTGATGTTATTCACCCCATCACCGTTATTACCACCCATGCCCGCCACAAGGTCTTTGATTATTTTACCATCTCTACCCCATACGGGGATGTAGGTGTTTTTATATGTCTGTTCGTATAGGGAAGAAAAATGGGTGATAAGTTCTTTGGTATGAGGCGAAGCCTCTACTTTCTTTTGTATAGTTTCTTTCTTTCTTTTGTGTGTAGCGTGTGCGCTACTACTTTCAGTAGCGTGTGCGCTACTAGCAGGCAACTCCTGCGCTACTGGCTTCTGTGCTAGTGGCTTCTGTGCTAGTGGCTTCTGTGCTAGTAGCGTGTGTGCTACTACCCCCCACTCATTAGTCCTTGTATTTATTGAATAAATGCCGTCTGTCTTTAGTAGTAGCCTCTGCGCTACTAGCTTCTTGACCACTCTGCATACGCTGGTGTGATGTAGTCCGGTCGCTTTTTCAAATTGACTAAGACTGATGCGGTCTTTCTTCTTTCTCCATCCGTAGGTCTTTCTCATAACCGTCAGCATGATACGAAGTTCACCGCCGGTTAGTGAGAGAAGGCTCAACTTCTCCACTATCTCTTTGGCGATGCGCGTATAGCCATCTTCAAGCTGTGCTTTAGTTTGCTTCATATTCTTTTCGATTTATTTTTTTGAACCAAGACAAACTCTTGCCCATTTTTTTCCAACAGACAAAACAGACACCGGTTTCGATGCCATATGAATCGCAGATTTCGAGAAATTGAGGATCGCCCAGATGAAACCACTCGCCGCAAATGATGCAGTAACATTGCTTTGTTTCGATAATTCTTAAATCTTCCATTATCGCCTCCAACGCACAAAATCCCATACAGGCACGGGCTGAGACAGAAAGCATGAAGCATTCCACCCGTGTAATCCTATATGGGATTTTCTATTTTGGATTTCTTTCTGTCTCATACTCCCCTTCTACTCTCATCTCAAAGTGGTGTCAACAAATTAAATCAGTTTCATCAGTTTTATCCACCCTATGTCCATTATCGTTCATCCCCTTGAGGAAGTGGTGGACATTCCATTTCTTCCCACGCCGTCCAGCCAGGTTCAGACAAAGAACATTCTCCTTCCCCATCTACTTCAAAACAGATATGCCAAAATCTATTATCGTTACTTAGCACGACAAAATCATATATTTCATCGTCAATGGTCCCAAAGTGTATCACCTTCTTTATCTTTCTCATAAACACCTCCAACGCATTAAATCAGTTTCATCTGCTTCTTCCTAACAGGCACTAGAACCCTAGCTCTCCGACCAGACCGGGTAAGTCTTTTTTCGTCAGATTCCTCGATGTATCCTTTTCTCTCCAGATCCCAGGTCCGGGACGAGGCTGTCTGATGTCTCATCTCCAACCCCACCTCGATCTCGTCGCAGGTCGCACCGCCAGACGACACAATGAACTCATAGACTGTTTTCGTCAGGTCCGAAATAATGGACGTTAGAGACTGCGCCGCCTCCCTGGACGTTTTGGACCCCTTCGCGTGGGCCGGCTCTCCACCAAAATCATATTCCCATTGGTTTTTCATGTGATCCCCTTCAGTTCGTGGCCTTTTTCGACGTATTTCTTCAGGTAATACTGGGCGTACCACTTCAGTTCGTCCATAATCCCCTTCTCCCAACTGGGCCGGTCCTTGATGTGATCGTGGCAACGCCGGCAGACGGGTATAGTGTCGTGATCGTTCGACCTCCTGCTCGTATTGACCCTCGGAAGGTGGTGGGGGTCGTCAGCCAGGGACCGACACATGACACATTTTTGGGTTTTAAGCCAATCCAGATACCCTCTGTCTTTTATTTTTCTAGGTTTTGGGCAAGAAACTCTTTTCATGGTCGATGATCCTTTCCATTTCCCTCGTTCTAAAGTCCTCGAAATTTCCTTTTTCACCGTTTTCACGCCACCTCACAAATAGCACGTTCCTGAGTCGCTCTGAGGGGGTCTTACGCGATTTAAACTCCGAAGGTGGTCCCTGCGGTATCTCAACCTCTTGCGCGTCACCTGGGGCAAATATGAGCCATCCTTCGCTATTTAGTAGATTTAGAAATTTGGAGGCGTTTTCTATGGACTCCGGGGACTTGATCTCCCTGGCCGTGACAAACGTGAATTTAAGTGATCCGTCTCTCAGGCTACTGTGGCTCGTTAGAACCGCCCCGATTTTATAGGCCTCCATCTTTCCCCCTTGTCTTGTAAAACTCGGCTATCCATTCGCTCTTGGTCATGGCGTAGAGTTCATCTAACTGCCTACAATGTTCGTCCTCTCGTCGTTGATACTTCGCTATCTGTTCTTTGAGTAGTTGTTGAATATATTCATAGAGTTTATCTATCTCCCATGCTAACAACACCGTATCTTTGCCATCAAATGGAGATACCG